TTAATAATTTATAATATTTAATGGTTCAAATGTTAGTAAATGTGTTTTACCAACATAATAAATTCCATATTTCTTTTTATAATGCTCAATAGATTGAATTAGAAAATCTTCTGCAACATTTAAAATTTCAGCTAAATCATATATGTTATCTATTCCAGATATAATAGCATTAATTATATCTTCTGGTGATATTAATTTTTCATAACTCCATCTACGAGCAATAGATTCTTGTTTTCTATTATTTAAATCACTTTGGTCAGTTATATCACCGACAGTAAGATTAAAGTGTCCTAATTCTTCATATAATACACATAACTTCTCACACTCATTAACCCTATTATTTATAATAATTAAATTACCTATGCACTTACCAAAGGGTTTATCTATACCTAAATCACTTTCAATAACATTAATGCCTTTAGAATGTGCAAGAGATATTAAATTCTCATAATTACTCATTTGTACTCCGTATTTATTTTATATATTCTAATGTTTATCTAAATTCTTTAAAATTTCATTTATTTTTTCATTTACTATAGCTTTTTCTTTATCAGTAAGATTATCATCATGACAAGCAATTGGCATTAGATGCTCTTTACCTTCTTCTTCCCATATTTGTTTTTCTTTTTTAGGTGGTAGTAATATTGTACCATCTTCTATATATTTAGGAGTTTCAACTAAATCATTGCTATATTCAATCAATTTAGTTTTTCCATTTAAATTAAGCTTATTAAAATTGGTAATTAATATTATTTGTTCTTTAGATAAATTTTCTTGAGATACATATTGCCTTTCTTTTGATACATCATATCCCATTAACCAGGTTTCATTTACATCTAATGCCATACCTAACATAGAAAGTTTTTCTTGACCAGGTTTTACTTTGCCAGAGATATATTGACTTATATCTGATTTATTAATTTTAATATTATATTTTTGACAAAAAGGTTTAACTAATTCTAACAAGTCAACTTGTCTTAAATTTCGTTCACTCATAATTTCTTTTAATCTAGTTGATGTATTATAATTTTTCATTATCATCAGTCCTTTCATTAATATAATATATCTTTTTGAACTAAAGTTCAATAAAAAAAACAAAAAAGTTAAAATTTTTGAACAAAAGATATTGACGGATAAAAAAATAGGTGGTAATATAAAGTTGTTCAAAGAATTGAACTTGATGATTGGAGGTGAGTATATGACTTTTAATTATGATAAATTAAGAGGAAGAATAGTTGAAAAGTATGGAACTCAAGGACGATTAGCCAAGGAACTAGGGGTTTCTGAGCGAACTTTATCATTAAAGTTAAATAATAAAATATTTTTTACTCAAGATGAGATAGCTAGAATGTCAATGCTTTTAAATATAAACTTAGAAAGAATTCAATATTATTTTTTTGAACAAAAAGTTCAATAAATTGAACTAAAATATACATATTTTTATTTATAATTTGGTAAGGAGTGATTAAATTTGGAAAAAGTAAAACATAAAAGAAAAGAAGGAGTAATGATTGGTTATAGAAATAATCAATTAGCAACAATAGATAGTAGAGAAGTTGCTGAAATGTTAGGAAAAGGACATGCAGAATTATTAAGAGATATCGATGGAAGAGATAATTACGTAGGAATAATTCCAACTTTGGAAAAAGCTAATTTAGCTTTATCAAATTATTTCATACCATCAACTTATAGAGCAGGAACTAGAGAATATAAATGTTACTTAGTTACTAAAATGGGGTGTGAATTATTAGGTAATAAGCAACAAGGCGAAAAAGGAATACTATTTACTGCTAGGTATGTAGAAAGATTTAACGAGATGGAAGCTGAGTTAAGGAAAGGAGAGAATATTTATCCAGAACTAACTCCAGAAATAAGAGCAATATTTATTTTAGATAGTAGAACTAAACAACTACAAACAGAATTTAATGAATACAAAGATAATCAAGAGCTTTCAGTAGCTGATAGCAAAAGGTTAACTAAATTAGTCAATAAAACAATAGTTAATTTATTAGGTGGAAAAGGTTCTGAAGCTTATAAAAAATTAAATAAGAAAGCATTTTCAGATTTATACAAGCAAATACATAGAGAATTTAATGTTACTTCTATAGCTGAAATAAAGCACAAAGATATTGAAATAGCTAGAGAAATTATAAGTAAATATAAAGCACCAATATTTTTAATTAATGAAATTAAAATGATGAATAATCAAGAAACATTTAGTATGTGATTGGAGGAGAATAGAAATGAATAAAAGAGAAATTTTAGAAAGAGCTATTGAATTAAAGGAGTGTTCAGAAGAATTTGAATCAGTTACGTTTTTAGATTCTGATACAGAGTTTTTTGCGAATGTAGTTGAAATTATACAAAGAACTGCTCAAGAAGTACCAGTTCAAGAGCAGTTAATTAAAGTGTCTTTAGATGGTTCTGAAATAGCTAAGAGTTTAGCCATTCATGATAAAGATTAAGAATTGCTAAAGTAAGTTGGATATCTATAATTCCTACAGAGGTAAACAGGTTTTGAATTCCTTTTTGAGTCATAGAAAATTCAAGTGTATGCTTATTATCATTTATAGAATCCACTATGTTTTTAATAGTTTCTTCACTTAAAGTAGCTAAGAAATCATTAAAATCTTTTTTCATAATATCACCCCTTTTAAGAATATTTTACCATAAAAATATTATCAAAAAAAGGAGAAATTTGAATGAAAAGTTTAGGAGTAGTTAGAAAAGTGGATAAATTACGAAGAGTAGCAATACCAGTAGAGGTAAGAGAATTATTAAATCTTAAAGATGGAGATTCATTAGAATTCTTTAAAGATGATGAAGGAGTAATAATAAGAAAACATAATCCAAGTATAAATAAAAAATATTAAATCAAGGAGATAAGTATCATGGGTACAAAATTTGAAGCAAGACATGCAGAAAAAATAGTTGAAACTTTTATTAAGATATTTGCAGAAAGAGAAGGTTTAGAAGTTAAATCTATTAATGTAAAAGCAACCAAAGCTCCAGAAGGTTATGATGGTCCAATGGTTATATATAACGAGAATTTACCACTTGATGATGAAAATGCTAAATAAAAAATAGCATTTAACTATAAACCAGAAAGGATAAAAAATATAGATGATAAACTATTTAAAAGAAATTAAAGAAAATAATTCAGACTGTATATATTTAAAAACTATAGCTGCAGTTGAAAATGAAATAAAGCTTATAAGAATTACATTAGGAATTAGGACAAGCAATAAAGAGTTTGTTAATATATGTAAAAGAACTTTAGAGAGCGTTAAGAAAGGAGACATAATGGTAATAAATAAGATAGTACACTTACACAGTGAGTTATCAAAAAAGCAATTTAAAGAAGTGCTTAAAGTTATTAAAGATGATATTAAATATCATAGTGGATTATGTGCATACAACGATGAAAAGGTATTAGAAGTTATAAATTCATCAGTAGAAATTGTTAAGAGGTGCTATGAATGATTAAAGAAAAAATTATGAATGAAATTGTATGTATGGTACAAGATTATTCAGCAAAAAATGGTGTTCATTGGTTAGATACAATTGAATATATAAAAGAAAAGTTATCATCAGAAAGAGCTGTAACTCATAAAACTGATAATAACATTTCAAAAAAACAACAATGAAATTGTATCACCAAATAGATATTTAGACAATAGAAAGTTTTATATTGATACAAAAAGGAGATTATTATGTCAGATAATAAGAAATATTATTATTTAAAGTTAAAGGAAAATTTCTTTGATAGTGCAGAGATTAAAATATTAGAATCAATGCCAAATGGATACAAATATTCAAATTTATTATTAAAATTATATCTTAAATCATTAAGATATGAAGGAATGCTTAGACTTAATGAATATATTCCTTATAATACAGAAATGATTTCAGCTATAACATCAATAGATGTAGATACTGTGAGAGTTGCATTTGATTTATTAAAGAAATTAAAACTTATAGAAGTACTTGATGATGGAACTATATTTATGTTAGAAATTCAAAACTTTATAGGAAAATCAAGTACTGAAGCAGATAGAATAAGAAATTATAGAAAAAAAGTAGAAGATACTAAGAAGCTTATACAAGGTGAATGTACAAATGTACAACAAATGTACGACAAAAGTACACCAGAGATAGAGATAGAGAAAGAGAAAGAGATAGAGATAGAGAAAAATAATAAAAAAAAGAAAAAGAGTGAGTTTGATGATCTTATAGAAAATTATACAGAAAACTTAGAATTAAGAGAAACTCTATATGAATTTATAAAAATGCGTAAGACTATAAAATCACCAATGACAAGTAATGCATTAAAATTAATGCTTAATAAATTAGATAAGTTATCAGAAGTTGATGCTGAAAAAATAGAAATACTAAATAATTCAATAATGAATTGTTGGAAAGGAATATTCCCTTTAAGGAATACAGGTGATGCATATGGAAGCAATAGGGCAAGTAATAAATCAGAGTATGAAGATGGATTCGATCTTGGAAGCTACACTTCTTAAATGTGATAAGTGTAATTCTTATATAAATAAGAAAATTGTGCTATTTGGAAGAGAAAGGATAGTGCCAGTGATATGTGAATGTAAAAAAGCACAATTAGAGCAGCAGAGAATAAAAGAAGAAAATGAAGAGAAAAGAAATAGACTAAAAAGACTCTTAGATAATTCATTAATGAAAGGTGAAGTTTTAGAAAAAACTTTTGAAAGATGGGATTTTGATAAGGGGAGTCAAAAAATGTATAATATAGCTTTTAAATATACAGAGAATTTTAAGATAGCCAAAGAAAATAATTTAGGTTTATTAATTTATGGTGATGTAGGAAATGGTAAAAGTCATATGAGTTTTTGTATAGCAAATAAACTTTTAAGTTTAGGAAATCCAGTAATAGCTACTTCTATGGATGGATTACTTAATAGAATAAAACAAAGCTTTAATAAATGGGGAAGTGAAGGAGAAACTGAAATAGTTAACTCATTGGTAAATGCTGATTTATTAGTTTTAGATGATTTAGGAACTGAAAATAAAAGTGAGTGGAGCGTAAGCAAGGTTTATAACATTATAGATGCTAGATATAGAAGTAATTTACCAATAATAATAACAACAAACCTAACTATTACAGAGTTAGAAAACACTTATGGAAAAAGAACTATAGATAGAATAAATGAAATGTGTACTTTTTATAAAAATGATGGACCAAGCGTAAGAAAAGAAATAGGTAAATCTAAAAATGAACTTTGGAAAGAAATTTTAAAATAATAGAAAATAGAATATATTTGTTTACATTGAAAGGAGAATAAAATAAATGATACATGATAAAAGCATTTGTGAAAAATGCAGATATAACGATATAAGTGGATATAGTAAAGCAAGACATTGTAATAAGTGTTATAACTATGGAGAAAAAATGCTTCCAGCTACATTAACAATAATTCAACATCCAGTTGAAGTTAACTTTGAATGCCCTCATTGCCGTGAGGATATAGAAATTGAGTATTGTATATTTATAGATTTTATCGGAACTAATAACCCAGGAGATTGGGAAGGAAGCATATTAGATTGTCCAAGATGTGAAAAAGAAATTGAAATAGATGAAGTAGAGTGGATTTAATGGTATCAGTATTAGAAACTAAAAAGAAAGCTAAGAAACCTATAAAAAGAAATAAAGAGGTTTTAGAAAGAGATTGTTTGAGTTGTTCAAATTCTTATAGTGAAGAGGGTGAGAATGGTAAGAATGATAGATTGCATTGTTGTGTAAAAGATAAATATGTAAAAGAAGATGAAGTGTGTGAAGAGTATGTATAATTCGTAATTCAAAAAAATGTGTCCAAGTTTGGCACATTCTGAATATATTGCGAAGCAAATGGAGGGGAATTATGAGAAAATCACAAGTAGTTAGAATGAATAAAATCAATGAATTAATCGAAGTTATAGCTAATACAGATAGAAGGTTTTTTTATCACAAAAGTAAAGAGAGTATTGATAAATTCATAGAAGGTAAAACAACAGTATTTTTCTATGATGTTTATTTAGATAAAAAAATAAGCTTAACATATAAAAATAGACATAATTTTAGTCATGGTGGCACTCTTTGGGGATTAGTTAATGATTTTAAAGAGTGGATAATAACTGGAAAGCCTTCAAATGGTTTAAATGGATATGGCGGAGTTTATTGTCATCATTGGGGATATAGCAAAGAAGGTCAATTAAAAGTTATAGAAAAAGCAAAAGAAATTGGATTTATAAAATAGTTCGCAATTCAAATATATTACAAGTTAAATAGAGGTGAATTATGGAAATTAATTTAGGAGATGAAGTTCAGAGCAAAATAATTGGTGCAATTGGTAAGGTTATAGAAATAAGCGAAGATAGAGATATTAAAGTTTTAGAGAAAAATGGTTTCATAAGTATTTTTAGTTCTGAAAATGCTTTAATAAAAAAGGAAAGATTAAGTATGAGTATAGTTGAACAAGTTGAAAAATTAGTAGAGGATATGAAACAATTATTGGAGGATATAAACACTTCAGATGTTGATGTAATAGATTTAGACCAATTAAAAGACTTGAGTAAATTCTGTGAAGGATATGCTTGTGATATAAGAGAAATTATTTTAGGTTTTAAAGAAATATATGATAATTCAAATAAAATGTGTCCAAGTTTGGCACATTCTGATTAAAATACGAAGCAAATGGAGATTCAAATGGAGATAGAAATAATAAGTTCAACAGGAATTGAATGGTATAAGGATTGTATCGGTAAAAGATTTAAAGTTCAATCAGAAAGCCGAAAAGGTGGTAGAGGTAAGTATGTTGTAAGACTTGAAAAAGAAGATAGAGTTTTAATGAATTGGCATATGTATGGTTGGGTTGATAAGAAACATTGCAAAGAAGTAAAACCAATTGTATATGAGTTTATTTCAGGAGAAAATTATGATTACTTAGTCCCAATTAAGGGACAGTGATTTACATTCATTACTAGTGTGAAATAGATAAAAGAATAAAACAATAAAGAATGAGCAGTTATTGAAATATTGTCTTAAGTGTTCATTATCATATAAAAATCAATATCAATATTAGAGAGCTTAAAAAATAAAATTAGGAGAAAAAATATGATATATGAGTCAAATAAAACTAAAAAGAAAAATGGATTTGAGTATAAGGAGCAAAGAATGGCAATAGATACAGGGGATAGAGTTAATGACATTAACATACAAGATGCGGTAATTCATGTGCTAGATAGAAATGCGGAAGAACCAGTATTAAATGAATTTACTTTAGAATTAACAGAAGATACTTATAAATTCTTATATAAGCATATAGAAAAAATATTTAAAAGTGATGATCTAGTTCCAGCAGTTTTTAATCTAGACAAAAATATAGTTAAAGAAGTAGTTCAAGATTATTTAAATAACAGAATAAATGGAGATATAATTGAAGTATCAAAGGAATTAGCAATCCAATTATTTTGTATTATGAAGGGAAATGTAAATATTACAAGTTGTGATCTTATAGTTGCAACAATAATAACAGACCAAGGGCCTATGATTGGAATACTTAAGCTAGATTATGTTAATAGTTTTACTCACCAAGTAGATTTTATAGATAATAAAATTGAAGTAGGGCTTATAAAACATAACGCAGCTTTACCAGGCAGTAGTCAAAGAATAAAAAAAGCAGCATTTATAAAACCTGTAAGAGAAGGACAAAAATTTGATTTATGGGTAATGGATAATGAAAAAGTGAGAAAAGTTGATGATGAATATAGTGCTAATTATTTTATGAATAGTTTTTTAAATTGTAGTGAAATATTAGATAGCAGAACCGAAACTAAAAAGTTTATGAAATTTGTTGAAAATTGGACAAGACATAATATAACTGAAAATGCAGAAAAAGCTGAATGTATAAGAAGTGTAGTTAAAGATCAACTTTTAAAAGATAGTATAAACATTGAGGAATTAGCTGATAAATTATTTAGAGATGAACCACAGAAAAAACAAGACTTTGAAACATTCATCAAATTTAATGGATTTGGTGAAGAAATAAAACTAGACAAGCAATTTGTTAAAAAGAAACTTAAGAGAACAAGATTAAAAATTGACAATGATATAGATTTATATATTAATCAAGAAGCATATAAAGATCCTAGTAGGTTTCAAATTAAAAGAAATGGAGATGGTAGTATTGATATGATAATTAAGCATGTATTTAATTATATAGAAAAATAATAAAATTATTAAAATTTGAAGTAGAGAGAGGGAATAAAAATGGAGTTAAGAAATAGAAATTTTATATTAATTGATACAGAAACAACAGGATTTGATGAAAAAAAGCATCAGATTTTAGAAGTTGGAATTTTAGTTATTAAAGATTTAAAAGTTATAGATCAATTTGAAGTAAAAATAAAGCATAGAGAGTACACTATAACAGCTAAAGCTATGGAAGTTAATAATATCAATATAGTTGAACATGAGAAAGAAGCATTATTTGAAAAAGAAGCAGCAGAAAGAATGTTAGAGTTTTTAAATAAGCATAAAAGTGAAGATGATGAAGGATATATTGTTATTGGTCAAAATGTAGCATTTGATATTAAGTTTTTAGAAGAAATGTTCTTACGAACATATAAGATAAAAGAATATAGACAAGTTATTAGTTATAGAAATTTAGATATAATGCAATTAGCTATGATAAAGAATATGGAAAGAAAGATAAGTTTAGAAAAGCAGGACTTAGACAGTATTTTAAAAGAATTAAATATAGAAGCACCTGAAAAGCGTCATAGAGCATTGATAGATTGTTACTTAGAATTTAAAGCTATGTGTAAATTACTGAATATGTAGGTGATAATATGGCTAAGTTAGTTAGTTTAGGATATGATAATAATGTAAATGCAGATAAGATTATAGCAATTGTTAGTTCAAGTGCATCACCTTCTAAAAGAGCAGTAAAAAATGCAAAGGAAAAAGATATGTTAGTTGATGCGACAAATGGGAATAAGACATCAGCAGTAATAGTAATGGAAAGTGGACATGTTATTACAAGTGCTTTAAAAGCAGAAACTATAAGAAAAAGAGTATCAGAGTTTTAAAAAGTGAGAAAAAGATAGAAAAGTACATAGAAAAATACAATTAAACTTAAAAATAATAAAAATAGCACTTAAATTTAAGAAAGTTTGACAAAAAACCTAAATAAATTAAGGTGCTATTTTTTTGCAAGTATATTAAGATATTTATATACAAATCAGAAATAATGTAAAGTTTGTAGGTATATTACTTATTAAAATTTTAAAATGTCCACTTTGAATGGGTTGGGGTAAACTATATAATTTTTTAAGGAGAAATAGAAATGAACAAAGATTTAGTAGGACAATTATATTTAAATGGACTAAATGCGAGAGAAATTGCAGAACAGTTAAATGTAAATAAATCAGCAGTAAATAAGTGCATACAAAGAAATTTTAAAGAGTTTAAATCTATTCACTTAAAAAATAGAAAACATCTAAAATTTTATGAAAATGAAGTAAGAAAAATAACAAAATATGAAAGTAAGCAGTATATGAGTGATAAAACTTTTATATTAAAGAATAGATCACTTTATGAAACTAAAAAAGATGGAGATATAGTCTTAAAAAAGGATATAGGATGTGTACTTCCTTGGGATGTACCAAGAAGATTGACAAATGAATTTAAGAGTTGTTAGAAATAACAGCTCTTTTATTATTAATATTTAAAATGGAGGTATAGCAATGAGCATTGGGAGAATTATAAAAGAAAATTTGACAGAGAAAGATATTAAGAAATTAATGCGTCATTCATCATATAGAAGAAGTAGTCGAGGAGCTATTAAACAGGTGAGGTAATGTTGAAAGAAAAAATAAGAGAATGGGAAAAAGGTTCTGCAAATCCTATTCCAGATTCTAAATATGAAAGGTATAAGGAAAAATTAGTTGAATTAAGTAAAGAATATCATGAAAGAAACTTAATGTTATTTTTACTTGCTAGAGCAACAGGATATAGAATGCAAGATATAATAACATTAACAATTGGAGAAATAAAAGATGCATTAGACAAAGGCTACTTTGAGATTCAAGAGCAAAAACAATATAAGCAATGGCAAAGTGAAGTTGCTAAAAATCCTAACAGAAGAAAACCAAAGAAGCGAGTTGCTGAAATTGGACCAGCTTTAGAAAAACATTTAAGACAATACGTTAAGAGTAAGAAAAGGTCAGATTTTGCATTTCCTAGTAGAAAAGGGAAAGGCAATGAAGCTTTAACACAGAAATCCTTTAGCGATAAGTTAAAAGAAGTTGGAGAAGCTATTGGATTAGAGCATATAACAGGACATAGTCCAAGAAAAACATATGCTACTAAAATATATTCTGAAACTAATGGAAATTTAGAAGCAGTAAGAATAGCACTTGGACATAAGAGTATAGAGGAAACTAAAAGATATTTAGGATTAAAAGAACAAATGGCAAAAGATGCTGCAAGAATAGCTGATACAGGAATATAAGATTAAATTACTGTTTAGAGGTTAAATCAGTAAAAAAAGAAATGGTACTTATTTAAGTGATAAATAAAAAATTATTACTAATATATGTGATTTAAAAAAGATATCCGTAATCGTCACCTATATTACTGATTTAATAAAAATAGAAAAAACTTTGTGAAGTAAGTAAAATCAAGGCTTTACAAAGGTTTTTTATTTTTATTTAAAATATTAAAAATGAAGGCTTAAAAAAATAAATGGACTTGAAAAGTCAAAAGTCCATAAAAAAAGAGGTGATTATGTGGGAAGAAAAAATATTGATGAAGAGTTAGAAAGCCAGCTACCCTTGATTATATCTATGATTAAGCAGGGTTGCAAAGACAAAGAAATATATGAAAAGCTAGGTATTTCTAAGTCAACTTGGAGTGCAAAGAAGTCCAAAAATAAAAAAATACGTGATGCAATAGATGAAGCAACTGATGAAAGAAATTCAGAAGTTGAAGAAGCATTATTTAAAAACTGCAAAGGCTATCATTATTATGAGGAAGTGGCTTTTAAATGTAAAAAAGAAATTCCACAACCAGATGGAAGTGTAATAGTTGAGGAAGAAGTTGAAGTAAAGAATGTAAAAAAATATAGTAAGCCAGATTTGGCAGCACAGAAGTATTGGCTTAATAATAAGAAAAAAGCATTCTGGAAAGATGATCCTCATAAAGTTGCTCAAGGTAATAAGAGTTTAAAACTCAAAGAAAAAGAAATGGAAAGTAAGGTTATTATTTAATGTTATATAAACGCTGTAGTTCATGTGGTAAAAGAATACCTAATAATGCAACTTGTAAATGCCAAATAGATAATATAAGGCAGAGATATAAGGAATATAAAGCTTCTAGAAGTGATAAGGAGCAGCAGGAATTTTACAGAAGCAAAGCATGGATAAAGTGCAAGGAGTATAGAATAGCAGAGCTGTTAAACATAGATTGGTATGAGTATTATGTAAATAATAATTTAGTGCAAGGATATACGTTGCATCATATTGAAGAATTAAAAGAGTGCAATGAAAGAGCATTAGATAATAGTAATTTAATATATTTAACTCAAAGCAATCATAAAAAGATTCACATAGAGTATTTAAAATCAACTAAAAATAAAATAAAAACTCAAGCAATATTATATAGTTGCTTAGAAAAAGCTAAAAAAGAGTTTGGGATTGGATAGATATATAGGGGGGAGGTATAAAACAAATTTTAGACACTCTAGAATGTCCTCTGTGCTATACCAGTAAAAAAAATATCCCAAAATGAAAGTTTTAAGATTTGATTAGGAGGTAATTTGAAAAATGGCAAGACCATGTAAAAGTATCGAAGGTCAAAGTAGACATAATTCAAAAGAAGAAATTGAAAAAAGAAAAGAAACTGAAAGCAGATTAAAAGGACTGGCTGATAAAATAGAATTTCCTCCAGATTATTTAACTGAGGATCAGAAGAAAATATACATAGATATATTTAAAGAATTAGAAGCAAGTCAGATTTTAAGTAATTTAGATGTATATATTCTTACTTCATGCAGTATTGCAATAGACAGGCTTCAGTATATAGAAAAAATAATAAATAAGAATCCTAAAGCAATAATGAATAAGGAACTTATGAGTGCTAAAGATAAATACAATAAGGAATTTTATAGATGCTGCAATGAACTTTCATTATCTCCACAGAGTAGGGCAAAATTCGGAAGTTTATCATTAAAAGCTAAAGATGAAAGTGAAGATGAAGTGTTAAAGGCACTTTTAGATGATGAGGACGAAGAATAAATATGGTTTTATTAGAAAAGGCATTAAAGTACTGTAGAGATGTCATTGAAGGTAGGGAAATAACCACAGATGAAGTTAAAATGCAGTGTAGGATTTTCATAGATGATTACGAGAAAAATCAATATTTAGATGATTTTGAATTCTGCTTTAGTGAAAAGAAATTAAAAAAGATAAATAATTTATTAAAGCTTTTTAATTATGCTACTGGGTTTATAGCAGGAAAACAGGTTTTAGAAGGTTTGGAAGGATTCCAGGCCTTTTTTTTAACTGCTATCTTTGGCTGGAGATATAAAAATAACAAGAAAAAGTTCAGGTATAGAGATGTAGTTTTATTTATACCTAGAAAAAATGCTAAAACATTTATAATTGCTTTAGTTTTATTATTACTTATGCTTACAGAGCAAGCATTTAGTGAGTTTTATTCTATATGTATAGATAGAGATCTAGCAAAGGAAGTAAGAAAAGCTATGGCCCAGCTTATAGAAGCAAGCCCAGCAATAAAGAAACATTTTTTTGTATCAGAAAGTGAAATAGGAGTTATTAAATGCAAAATAACAAATAGTTTCTATTATCCAAGAACTGCAAAAGCTAATAAGAACAACTCTATTAGACCTGCGGCAGTATGTTGTGATGAAGTTGGAGCATTTACTGATAACAAGAATATTCAAGCTATGAGAAAAGGACAGTTATCAGTATTAAATCCTATAATGTTTAAAATTACTACAGCTTATGCCGAAAGTAATTCTATTATGCCAGAGGAATTGGAATATGATAGAGCTGTACTTGAAGGGACTATAGAAAATAAAAGGCTTTTCTGTCTGCTTTATTACTGTTCAAAAGAGGAAGTATGGACTGAAGAAGGACTATATAAAGCAAATCCTTTAAGAGTTGAAGAAAATTATGATGAAATAAGACAGGATAGAGAAACGGCAAAAATAAAAATAAGTGAGCAGGAAGAACTTTTCACAAAGAATTTTAATATTTTCTTAGAAAGTAACGAAATTAATAAATATATAAATATTGACTACTGGAAGAAATGTAGAGTTGATAAAGTTGACTTTAAAGGTAAAGATGTTGTTATTGGAGTAGATTTATCAGTAACAACAGATTTAACTGCAGTATCTATAATGTATGTTGAAGATGGAATAGTATATTGTAAATCTCATGGTTTCCTTCCAGAAATGAGTTTAGCTGATAGAAGAGAAAATATTAATTATAGGGATTATGCAAAGAAAAATTACTGTGATTTACATGAAGGAATGACTGTAAATTATACAAAAGTTGAGGAATACATAAGAAATATTGAAACTGAATATGAGTGCAATATTAAAGCTATAGTAACAGATCCTATGAATGCAAAAGAAATGATGGAAAGGTTAGCTGAAGATTATGATGTAATTTTACTAAAGCAGACATATACAAATTTAAGTCCAGCAACTAAAGAATTTAGAAAGAAAATCTATGATGATGAAGTAAGATATGAGAAAAATGAATTATTAGATTGGAATATGAAAAATGCAATTACCAACAAAGGTAAATCTGATGATGAAATGTTAGCAAAAGAGGATAAAAATAAACAAAGAATAGATATGGTTGCAGTTTTAATATTTGCATTTACAGAGTTTGTATTACCAAGCGAAGATTATGATGCAGTTGCTGCATTAGATGCAATGGATTGGGGGTAGGTTATGAAGAAATGGGTTAATAAAAACTTAGTAGATATATTAATATTTATAGCATTAACTATACTTATTAGCACAACAATATCCCTTAATATCTATATTGGATTATACTTGCTATCCTTTGTATTGTTTGGGATAGCAATAATAATAGCTAGATATAGATAGGAGGTGATAATATGTTTGAAAAAATCTTTGAAAAGAGAAGTGCAGTAGGTGAAAATCCATTTGACTGGACTGCTTGGATTAAAGGAGAAGATAGTGATATTGGAAATAATGATAGTGCATACTCAAAATGCATTAATCTTTATGCTGATAATATTGCTAAACTGCCAATAGTAACAAAAGTAAAAACAGAAAAAGGAGATATAGATGCTGAAGACTTTTATCTTTATGAATTATTAAGATTAAGACCAAATGAAAATATGAATGCATTTGAAACTATAAAAGCATTAATAATGATGACTAAACACTATGGAGCAGCAGGGCTATATATTGATTATAATGACAAAGGATTAGTTAAAGCACTTTATCCAGTTAGAATTAATCAGTTTATAGTTGATAATGCTGGGCTTATTAAATCCAACAAAACAAATAAAGTTTTAGTAGATTTTACATGTGGAGATGTAAGTGGCAGTTGTTTTGATAAAGATATTATTATTTTAAGAGATAATTCTATTGATGGAATCAAATTCAAAGCAACTAAATCTTATATAAAAGATAGTATTGAAACTAATGTAAAAGCTCAAAAGTATCAGGCAGATTTATTCTCTAATGGATTAACTAATAAAGCAGTAGTTCAATTAACATCTGATATAAAAGATGATAAAGAATTAAAAAAGGTACAGGAAAAATTCAACAGGCTATATAGTGCTAAAGGAAGAGTTTTTACAGTCCCAGCAGGATTTAATATAAGCCCTTTAAATTTATCATTAGCAGATAGTCAGTTTGCAGAATTGAAAGTAATTGGCAAAAAAGATATAACAAGTGCAGTTGGTGTTCCTTATTCACTTATAGAGAAAGGTTCATTAAGTGAAGAAGAAAATATTGCTTTTTTAAGTAATGCAATTATTCCATTTATAACTGCATTAGAGCAGGAGATGGATTGGAAACTTCTAACTGAAAGGGATAGAAAAAAAGGATACAAGATAAGATTTAATGTTAATGCAATGCTTAGAACCAGTCCAGAAAAGCAAAGTATTATATTAGATAGATATGTAAAAGATGGTATTTATACAATTAATGATTGTAAAAGAATACTAGGAGTACCACTTGTAGAAGGTGGAGATGTTGTTACCTTACCAGCTGGACAAATTACACTTGAAAATCTTATTGCAGGAAATGCTACATGGCAAAAAGATACTGTGAAAGGAGGTGATGAAAGTGAAGAAGGAGATAATTAAAGTAAATACTACTTTTGAAGTTAGAAGTATTGGAGAAGGCGAAGAAAAACAAACACATCTACAAGGATATGCACTAACATTTGATAGTTTAAGTGAAGATTTAGGATGCTTTAGGGAAATAATAAGGAAAGGTGCCTTAGATAACTGTATTATGGATAATGTGGTATTAAATATTAATCATGATATGGATAAGCCACTTGCTAGAAATAATAAATTTGAGGGCATTGGAGCATTAACCTTAACTGTAGATGAAAAAGGATTATTCTTTGATGCAGTGCCAACAGATACTTCATATTCTAGAGATTTAATAACTAATATGAGTGTTGGATTGATAGATAAGTGTAGCTTTGCATTTGCTTTAGATTGGAGCGATAACGAAGCCCAAACATGGGATTGGGATAATGGAAAAAGAGGATATGATTTAAGAACAATTAATAAGATTAAAGAAATATTTGATGTATCTATTGTAACTAACCCAGCATATGAAAGTACAAGTTGTACAAGTTATAAGAGGGCTAAAGAGGATTTAGAAAATGAAAAAAACAATGAATTAAGAAAGCAAAGACTTAAATTAGAGTTAGATTTAATTTAAGTCTTTTAATTTGCGTTAAATTGGAGGAAATTTAAATGAAAATTAAAGAATTAAGACAATTATTAGCAGAAAAGAAACAAGAAGCTAGAGGATTATTAAATACTGATTTAGCAAAGGCTGAAGAGGTTACAAAAGAAGTAAGAGAAATTCAAAGAAAAATTGAATTAGCTGAAGAACTTGAAGAACAAGAACAAAGAGATTTAGAAAAGCAAAAAGATACTGAAAGAAGAGGTAAAGAAGATATGCCAGTAAATGAAATGAGAGCAATAACAAAAAGTATAATGCGCAAAGAATTATCAAAAGAAGAAAGAGCAGCAGTTAAAACTAGCGATAATGCTGCAGTATTACCAAAGCAATTCATTAATGAATTAGAAGAAATCAAAAAAGGCTATGGATCATTAAAAGAATATTGTGATGTTAAAAAGGTTACAAAAAATGAAGGTTCTATACCGGTTGTTGATTATGATCAAAATAATTTATCTGATATTACAGAAGGTAGTAATATAGTAGATGGTACTTTAGTAACTACTGAATTACCTTATAAATGTGCTAAAGTTGGTTTAATTCAAACATTATCTTCTGAATTAGTTGAGGATGCAGAAGTTGAAATAGAAGATATTGCTAAAACTAATTTTACAGAAATTGCAGTAGCTAAAGAAAATAAAAAGATATTAGATGTTATAAACACTAACGCTGAAGAAGTTGAAGCGACTGATTATACTGCATTAGAAGATGTAATGGCTAAAGCTGTGCCAGCTGTAAAGAAAGGTTTAATCACACTATGCAACGTGGAAGGATATGCACATTTAAAGAATATGAAAGATAAGCAAGGCAGAAACTTAAACCTTATTACAACTATTGGTGATAAAGAATACTTTAATGGAAAAGAAATAGCAACTTTTGATAACGAATTACTTGAATCATCTGAAGAAAATAAGAAAATATTCTTCTCTTTAAACATGAAAGAAGCTGTTAAATTCATAGTCAGAAAAGGTGTTACAGTGGCAAGAAGTGTTGAAGCTGGATTTAATGATGACACTATTAAATTAAGAGTTTTAGAAAGAATTGATGTTATTAAAGGCTCAAAGAGATCAATAAAGAAAATAGAATTAGCTTAATAGGTAAGGGATTAATTTCCCTTTCCTTAATTTTTATAGAAAGGGTGATTATATGACTTTAGATAAGGTTAAGCAGCATTTAAGAATTGATTTTGATGAAGATAATGATTACTTATCAGATTTAATAGAAGTTAGTGATATATATATTGAATCATGTGTAGGAGAAGGTTATAAAAACAATGAAAAAGCTATTAAATTAGCTGATTTAGTACAGCTTAAATTAATACAGGATATGTATGATAATAGAGGGACATTTATTTCTAATAACACAAAAAAAGATATTATAGTAACTACAATATTAGATAAATTAAGCAATTTTAGTTAAGGGAGGAATGAAAATGAATCCAGGTCAACTAAGACATAGAATTACTTTTCAAATTCAAGATTTAGAAACAGAAGAATGGAGCAATTCATTTACTACTTGGGCTAATATAAATCCCATATCAGGAAAAGAATATTATCAAGCGGAAACTATAAATAGTGATTTAACACATAAAATCAGATTAAGATACAGAAAAGGAATTACATCAGATATGCGGATTTTGTACAATGAAAGAATTTTCTATATTATATCTGTTATAAATGAATATGAAAGAAATTCTTTTTTACAATTAATGTGTAGGGAGTTAATGTGATGAGCCACATTACAATAGAAGGGCTTGATGAAGCTATTGAAATGATAAAAAAAGTAGGTGAATTACCTCAAAAATGTGTTAATAGAGCTGCTAAAAAAGGTATACAAATAGCAAAGCAAGATGCTAAAAATGGTCGCTGGGTAGACCAAACAGGATATCTTAGAAAAGCTATTAAAGAAAAAGCAGAAAAAACTAAGATAAAAGCCAAAAAGGTTTATGATTTATGGCCAGATCCTAACTATAATGATGTGTTTGTTAAAATTTCGAAGAATGGTAAAAGGGCATATTATCCAGCAAGTGTTGAATATGGATTTAAAACTAAAAGCGGTGGTTATTCACCTGGTTTTAAAACATTATATAATTCAGTAACAGATAATAAAAATAGAATTGAAAAAGTAATCATTAATACACTTACTGATGAAATTGATAAATTGTAAGAGGTAGTAATATGACTTTTGATAAAGCATTAAGATTAAAATTAAAAAAAATAAAAGAGCTTAATAATAAAGTTTATCCTGTTATAGCTCCTGAAGGTGTTAGGCCACCATTTTTAGTTTACAGAAAAAGTAGAAGTAAACTATCAAAGGATTTATCAGGAATAATTAATGACATTGAATCAACATATGAATTAGTTTTAATTGCTGATGATTACAGTAATCTTGATTTAATAAGTGAATTATTAAAAAGGAAATTAACAGGGTTACTATTTAAAAGGCTAGGCGAAACTGGTCCTAGAATAGAAAACTTAGATTTAGAAGAGTTAGGACAAGAATATATTTATCAACCTAACGCATATAAAAGCAGTTTACTATTAACTGTTAACTATAAGGAGGAATAATAATGGCAACTAAAGGTATAGGTACTAAATTTAATATTGTAAAAGATGATGTTAAAAAAGCTGTTGCAGAATTAACTGAAATAGGAGGAATGGAATTATCAGCTGATACTATTGAAGTTACAACTCTTGATTCCAAAGATGGATACAGAGAGTTTATGCAAGGTTTAAAAGATGCTGGTGAAGTATCTTTAACAGGTTTCTTCAATCCAACAGAAGAAAAAGGACAAAAAGAATTATATGATCTATTTGAATCGGGAGAATTATCAAAATTTGAAATTCAGTTCCCTGAATCATTAGGCGCAAAATGGGAATTTGCTGGAGTTGTAACATCAATAACAACATCTGCTCCACTTGAAGATAATATTCCATTTGAAGCAGCTATAAAAGTAAGTGGTAAACCATCACTTACAATTTCTTAAGACTAGCATAATTGCTAGTCTTTTTATTTAAGGAGGTATAAATATGATTTTTACAACAGTTAAACTAGATAAAGCAAGGAATATTGTATTAGGTTTTAAAGCTATGCAAGAATTTAAAAATATTACTGGAAATAGCTTAACAAAAATTGATTTTGAAAGTGAAGATTTAGAGGTTGAGGAAATTGTTCCAGTTATATTTTATGCTGGGTTAAAACATGAAGATAACTCATTAACATTAGAGAAAACAACAGAATTACTAGATGAACATCTAGGAATTAAAGGGGCAATAGAATTAATACCTCAAATAATGCAAGATGCTTTTGGGGTTCAAGAAAAAAAGTAGATAGCAGTAGCTCTACTCAAGAGTTTTCTATAGAAAACTGTATGAAGATTGCTATTAGAATAGGAATTCCATTGAAAGATTTTTGGAACATGACACCTTATGAATTATTTGTATCAATAGAGGTATTTGAAGACAAGGAAAAGGAACGTTCAAAAGAATTGATAGTGCAAGCATACTATACTGCAGCATTATCAAGAATGAAGAAGATCCCCAAACTTAAAGATTTACTTAAAGAAAAGAAAAAGCAAACACCTAAAGAAATGTTAGAGGCAGTTAAAAGATTAAATGCAATGATGGGAGGTGAAGTTATTGGCGATAATTAGAAATCTCTTAGTAAGAGCAGGAGCCGACTTTTCCGAATTGCAAAAGGAAATGCAAAATGCACAGAAGTTTATGAAATCTGCTGGTAAGGAAATAACCTCTATAGGAAAGACACTTACACTCGGTATAACTACCACTTTACTTGGCTTAGGGACTGCAGCAGTTAGTGTTAGTGCGAATTTTCAGGAAAGCATTAGCAAAGTTGCAGCTATAAGTGGCGCAACTGGTGATGATTTAGAAAGATTGACTGAAAAAGCTAAAGAGATGGGGGCAACTACTAAATATAGTGCATCTGAATCAGCTGAAGCATTTCAATACATGGCCATGGCTGGATGGAAAACAGAAGATATGTTAGATGGTATAAGTGGTATTATGAATCTTGCAGCTGCTTCAGGTGAGGAGTTGGCTACAGTAAGTGATATTTGCACAGATGCCTTAACTGCTTTTGGAATGTCTGCTTCAGATAGTGGAAGATTTGCTGACATATTAGCTTCAGCATCATCAAATGCTAATACAAATGTATCTATGCTAGGAGAATCATTTAAATATGTAGCTCCTTTATGTGGTTCGATGGGATATTCTGCAGAAGATACTTCTATAGCACTTTCCCTAATGGCAAATGCAGGTATTAAAGGAAGCCAATCAGGGACTTCTTTAAAAACTGCACTAACAAATATGTTATCACCAACATCTTCAATGGCTTCAGTAATGGAAGAGTATAGTTTATCATTAACTAATGCTGATGGCTCAATGAAGTCATTAAAAGAAGTAATGGATATGTTGAGAGAAAAAATGGGTGGGTTAGATGAAGTTACTCAAGGGGCCGCTGCTTCTACTTTGTTTGGTAAAGAAGCGTTAGCTGGAATGTTATCAATTATAAATGCTAGTGATTCAGATTATGATAAATTAACACAAGCTATATATAATTGTGATGGAACAGCTAAAACAATGGCAGATACAATGCAGGATAATTTAAATGGAAAGTTAACACAATTAAAATCAGCACTTGAAGGAGTTGCAATATCATTTGGTGAAGTATTAATACCTATGTTAATGAAAGCTGTAGAAAAGATTACAAATGTTGTTCAAAAGTTTGCTAATTTAGATGAAGAAACAAGAAAGTTAATTTTGATTATTGGAGCAATAGCAGCTTCAATTGGGCCATTGTTATTAGTTATAGGTAAGTTAATTACTACTGGTTCTAAAATTGCCGGTTGGGGGAAAGGTGTAGCTGCAGCAATGAAAGGCGTAATGGCTGGAACTAAAGGAATTGGAGCAGTAATGACTGCTGTGTTTGGTCCAGGAGGAGTTATTATAGCTGTTATAGCTGGAATAGCAGCATTAGTTGCAGGGTTTATATACTTATGGAATACAAATGAAGATTTTAAAAATTTCTTTATTAATACATGGAATGCAATAGTTGAATTCATGGCACCTATATTAGAATACTTAAAAACTGTAATAGTTCAATGCTGGGTTGATATAACAACAATGTTACAACCTTATATAGATGGGATAAAAACATTCATAGTTGAAGCATGGAATTTTATATTAACAACTATAGTTCCTATATTAAATAATATCTGGAGTGCAATTGTAACTGCATGGCAGTATGTATGGGATACATTACAGCCTATATTAGCAGGACTAAAAGAAACTATTTCTGTTGCATGGGATTTTATTTTAAGCGTAATATCTATCGCATTAGAAAAGATATCTACTGTAGTTTCAGCTGGATTTGCTATAGTAAAAGAAATATTCACTGCTGTAACTACTGCTATTAAATTTATATGGAATAATTTCGGTGATTTAATAGTTAGTAAAATTAAAAATGTATGGGATACTGTAACTGGAGTTGTTAAAGGAGCATCACAAGTATTACAAGGTATCTTTCAAACGCTTACTGGATTACTTACAGGCAACTGGGAAAAATGCTGGCAAGGTATTAGTAATATAGTATCTGGAGTATGGCAAGGTATAACAAGTTTTGTTAAAGGCGGAATCAATGCAATAATAAGTTCAATTAATATGTTCATAAGAGGTATAAATAAAATTAAAGTTCCCGATTTTGTACCTGGTTTAGGAGGTAAAGGGTTTAATATCTCTGAAATTCCAATGTTGGCTAAGGGTACCGACTATTTCCAAGGTGGACTTGCTATAGTAGGGGAACAAGGGCCTGAATTAGTATCTATGCCTCGTGGTTCACAGGTTACACCAAATAAAGAAACAGAAAATATACTTTCTAATGGTGGTACTTTCATATTACAAACTGTACTAGATGGTAAAGTTGTAGCTGAAACAATTGCACCTTATACCGACATTGTTGGAGGGAATAGATTGAGTTTAAGTAAAAGAGGAGTACTCGTATAAATGTTAGGAATAATTAAAAATAATAAACATAGTTATGGTGACTTTGGTATAAAGATACTCTCTAGAACTATAAGCAATCCAACAAAAAGAAAAATTAAAGAAACCATTCCTTTCATGAATGGTTCTTATGATTTTTCTTTATTATATGGAGAACAATCATATGACGAGAGAGAATTAAGTTATACGTTTAGCTTACCTAAAATGGATAAAATTAAATTAAATATGTTGAAAATTAAAATAATTAATTGGTTGAATGAAGGTTTACAAGAACCTTTATATGATGATCAAATTCCTGGATTTTATTTTTTAGCAGAATGCACAGGAATAGAATATGATGAAAGTTATTACAATTATGCTCAATTAACAGCTAATTTCATTGCATATCCATTTAAAATATCAGATTTTCAAGATGGTCATGATATTTGGGATGATTTCAACTTTGAATTAGATATGGTGCAAGACACAATATTTGAAGTCAATGGAACTAAAGATATAACATTATATAATAATGGAGCTATTGGAATAAATCCAACTGTTATATGTAGCAATAATATTGAAGTCACTAAAGGTAATTCTGTTTATAAATTTAAACAAGGAGAATCTAAAGCATGGGCTTTTAAACTTGATAAAGGAATAAATACATTAACTCTAAAAGGAACTGGCACGATTGAATTTAAATGGTGTAAGGAGGTGCTTTAGGTGTATGAAGTTAAATTAATAAATAATGATGATGAAATAATTATTAATGCGGTAAGTACAAGTAATGAAGCACCTCGCATAACAGGACAATGTAAATTTGGCATAAATACTATAGATAGCTTTAATTTCTCTATATTACCTAATAATAGTGGATTTAACTATATTCAAAATTTAAAGACATTAGTAGAAGTTAAAAACACTAAAGCAAACATAATTGAATTCAAAGGTAGAGTTCTTCTTTCAACACCTAAGATGAGTTCATCAGGCTTATTCAGTAAAAATGTTGTGTGCGAAAGTGAACTAGGTTACTTAATGGATTCTATTCAAACATATGGAGAGTATCATAATATTTCAGTTCGAGGATTCCTAGAATTAATAATCAATAATCATAACTCCCAAGTTTCAGAAGATAAACAGTTTACAGTTGGGGTTGTAGATGTAATTGATAATAATGATAGCTTATACAGATATTTAGGTTATGATAAGACTTTTGATACTATAAAAGAAAAATTGATTGATAGGCTTGGTGGAGAGTTAAGAGTAAGATACGAAGATGACAGAAGATACTTAGATTATGTCCAAGCAATTGGAGAATTAAAAGAAACTGAAATTGTATTAAGTAAAAATTTAATTACTTTAGAGCAAGAACGAGATCCAAGCGAAATAATTACAAGGTTAATTCCTTTAGGGGAAAAGTTAGAGGATAGCGAAGCAAGATTAACTATATAATCTATAAATAATGGATTAAATTATATTGATGATGTTGAAGCTATAGAAGAGTTTGGAATAATAGCTGATTCAGTTTCATTTGATAATGTAACTATAGTAGAAAATTTATTATCTAAAGGGAAAGCATATCTTAAAGAGAATAATAGAATAAAGAAAAAGCATAAAATTGATACTTTAGATTTATCTATTATTGGGCTAGATATTGATTCTTTTAACATAGGAAATGCTCATAGAGTTGTTAATCCAGTTATGGGAATAGATGAAGAATTAAGAATTATAGAGAAAACTTTAGATATTAACTCTCCTCAAAGCTCAAGCTTTACAGTAGGTGATAAATTTGAAGATATAAAAGATTATCAACTAGACACAATTAATACAGCTAAAGAAGTTAAAAATGTTAAATCTACAGTACAAACAACTGTTAATGTATTAAATTCAGTTTCTACAGAACTTAATAATACAGTAGAAGTATTAAATGTAGCTAATCAAAATCTAGGAAACTTAAGTGAAGTAGTGCAAGCCAATGTTGATGCTATAAATGTTATTGCAAATACTTTAGTGGCAATTAATACTAAACTTGATAAATTAACTAGAAGAATAGCAATGGAGGTATAAAAGGATGCAAGAAAAAAGAATAGCAGCTAAAACATTAACTGATACTGAAGAAAGTTTATATACCAATTCAGCTGGAGCTATAGTTAAAACAATTCTATTACATAACTCTAATGCTACAGAAAAAGAGGTAACACTTAACATTGATGGTGTTACTTTTTTATTTAGGCTTTCAACTAAAGAAACAAAGATATTGAATAGTCCTTTAATTATTAATTCATTTAAGGCTAAAGGTGCTGGTATTAATATTCATATATCAGGCATTCAATTGTAAGGAGGAATAAAATGGCAAGTATACAAGAACACTTAGATAAAATAAAAAACGCTATATTTGGTAAGGATGTAAGACAATCCATACATGATGGATTAAATAAAATAAATCAAGAAACTGAAAGTACTTCTAAAAATCAAGAAAAACTTGAGAGAACTTTCGATGATCTAATAATTAATGCTGGAAATAGCAATGCAGAAGTTGCAGCAGCTAGAAATGGATTTGAAACTTTAGGTAAAAGATTAGATGGCGTTGACGAACAATTGGATACTAAGGCGAATAAAAATGAATTAGAAGTTGAAAGAAAAAGAATAGATAATATAATTGCTTTACCAGATGGGAGTACAACCGGTGACGCTGAACTTATTGATATAAGGATTGGTGCAGATGGTATACAATATGACTCTTCTGGTGAAGCTATTAGACAACAGTTTAAGAATGTTAATAATAATGTATCAAATGTAATTAATGAGTTAGAAATGGCTACGCATTTAAATTTAACATTTAAAATAGGTAGTGTACATGCAAATGGTAATGAAAATTTAAATAACAAATACAGTTTAGTAAGTAATGAATTCTCTTTATCTTCTAAAATATTAACTATAGTAAATACAGCAGAATCATCAAATGTTGGGTTTACACTTGTAAAATACAATGACGATGACACAATCACAAAACTAGGAGTTTATTATGATAAAGAAGCAACTTTCGATAACACAAATAGTAAATATAGAATTTTATTAACGAAGGGAACTGAGCTTAGTGATACATCACTTAAAGATTTTTTTAGATTATATGATGGCTACCAAGTTAGTAAAATTAAAGTACATGAAAGTAGATTAGCAAATTTAGAAACTATAGTAGCTTCTTTATCATTACCATCTAATTATTATATATTAAATGGTGAAGAATTAAAAATTCCTTATTCATCTTTTATAGATGATGAATTAAAAAGTGAATATCCATACCTTAAATCGAGTGGTTTTTGGTACAAACATCACTTTAAAGATTATTTTAAATATAAAGGAATAACTAGCGATAGTTATATAGATTTTTCATTATATAATGATAATTTAACAAAAGTAATAAGTGAAAAAAGGTTAAATATAAAAGTTGCGAATATAAAAGATATAAACCATAATAGTGTTAAAAATTTTATGATTTTAGGGGATAGTTTCATTCAATCTGGTGGGATAGTTGATGTAATTGTAAATAAATTAAAAGAATTAGGTGTTACTAATATAAATTATGTAGGACAATATACTGACACAAATACAAATAGTGGTAATAGATATGAAGGGCATGGTGGTTATAGAGCATATGACTTTATAAACGACCCTTCACTTTTAAGACCCGAGTTTCCAAATAACCCATTTTGGAATCCTACAACTAGAAAAGTTGATTTTAAATACTACTGTGATAATGTTGTAAATGTAAATGGTTTAGATTATGTTTATATACATTTAGGTGTTAATGATAAGTTGACAGATAATTTAGTTGGAGAACAAGGGAATAATGAAATAGTCAGTAGGATAGTTGAATTAGTGAATTATATACACGCTTCGTATCCAAATTGCAAAGTAATAGTTGACGGACTTGTAACATTATCTGAAGATAATGAATTTACTAATTTTTACTATTATAGAAAAGATATATTTGATTATAATTCAAAATTAGAGTTAGCATTATCACAAATTAACAATGCTTACTATATCCCTTCATGTTTAAGATTTGATAGTAAATATGCATATGAATATGTTTATGAAAAAGTATATGATAATTCAGACGAAACTAGAAAAGTGGTTAAAGAATGGCTGCACCCAAGTTGGGTTGGTTACAAAATGATAGCTGATGAAGTAATACCAACTTTTATTTATCATTGCTTGATGAATAAATAATTCGCAATTGATTTATATTGTTCGTTAAATCAATAAAAAGTTTAATTTTTTAGGAATTTAATATGATTTTGTCAACCAATAAAGAGATTAGAGGAAATTCTAGTCTCTTTTTATTTAATGAAAGAAGGGATGAAAAATGGATTTAGATTTAATTTTACAAATAAAAGAGCAAGTTACATTAGAAGCAATATATATTATATTTTCAGTATTAGTTGCGTTTGACATTGCAACAGGATCATTTAAGTCTTGGAAAAGGGGTAAATTTAAAAGTAGAAGTTTAAGAGATGGTATGTTTGGGAGCATGGCTGAATTAATGTTTTTATTGATATGCATTATTATTGCAAAATTAGTTCCAATATCACATTTTATAGTTTATGTAATACTTGTAGTAATGATATTAAAAGAGCTATCTAGTATAATAGAAAATTTAATTGAATGTGGTGCAAAAGTACCTATGTGGCTTAGTAAAGGACTAAAAGTTTACAATGATAAATTAGATAATATTAATATTGAAGATATAAAGAAGGATGCACAATAGTGTGTCCTTTTAATTTTATAAAAAATAATTAATGAAAGAAGGAATTAAAAGTGGAAATAAAAAAAGAAGTGGTAAATGAAAATAAATATGAGTGTAAATGCCCATATGGTATGGTACCAGAAGGTATAACAGTACATAATACTGCAAATGATGCATCAGCTAGAAATGAAGCAAGTTATATGAAGTCAAATAATAATGAAGTATCTTTCCATATTGCAGTAGATGATGTTGAAGCAATTCAATTAATAGATTTTAATAGAAATGCTTGGCACGCAGGAGATGGAGGTAATGGATTTGGAAATAGAAAAACAATAGCTATAGAAATTTGTTATAGTAAAAGTGGTGGAGATAGATTTATTAAATCTGAAAAGAATGCAGCTATAATAGTAGCTAAATTATTAAAAGAATTTGGATGGGGATTTGATAGAGTTTATACACATCAAAAGCATAGTGGTAAATATTGTCCTCATAGAACTTTAGATTCAGGGTGGGATAGATTTATGAATATGGTTAAAGAAGCATATAATGGAACAATACAAGGAGATCAAAATAATTCTACTTCAGCAAAGCAAATATATAGAGTAAGAAAATCATGGAGTGATGCTACAAGTCAAAAGGGGGCATTTAGTGATTTAAATAATGCTAAGAAATGTGCAGATCAAAACAAAGGATATAGTGTATTTGATGATAGTGGTAATAGTATTTATAGTAAATCCAATAGTGAATCTGAAGTATTAGAAAGAAGTTATGCAGAAACAGGTGTAGCTACAGTTATAGTTGATGAATTAAATGTAAGAAATGTACCTAGTACAGAAAATAACGAGCCAGTTGCAGTATATTATAAAGGAGAAGAAATAAATTACGATAGTGTTTATGTAACAAATAAATATTACTATATAAGTTATGTAAGTACTTCTGGAGTAAGAAGATATGTAGCAAGTAGAAGCAGAGCAGGAGAACAATATTTAAATTGTATTTAGAAATTAAAGCTAGGTATGTGAAAGTACCTAGCTTTTTACATATAAAAAAGACTTATATGTTCACACCATATAAGTCTTTTAAAGAATTTAAACTTGAAATAAAATTCTTCTGCTTCCATTTAAACATAAAAATATCTAAATAAAATTATAATATATTTTTATATAAAATTAAAGGCTAAAGTTAGAGAAAATCTTATTTTAGCCTTATTTTTTTATGTAAAACTATTGACCATTTATACTATGCGTAGTATAATATACTTAGGAGGTGAGGGAATGGAGGATAAAATAAAAGAGTTCAAGAAAGTGATTACGGCACTAACTGAACTCATCTTAGAAATAGGCACTCTAGTAGCAGTCATCAAAATGGTACTAGAAAGCTTACTTTAACAAATAGGGAGGTTTACTCCCTACTAATAAAATATCATTTTATCCTTTTAAATGCAATATGAAAATTAAAGGTAGTTTAGCAAAAGAAATAATAAGTTTAATTTTTCAAATAATAAGGCTATTAGGATTAATCTTTGCCTTAGGAATAATAATATTTAAAACTGTATTCTAAGTAAGGAGTTGTTTATATGAGTGAAAAAGTAAATGCACAAACTGAAGCTAATAAAAAATGGCAAGAAAAAAATAAAGAAAGAGCAAAATATCTTAGTGATAGATCTAGAGCTAGAAGTTTCTTAAAAAACAGAGTAACTATTGAAGATATAGAAGAATTTGAAGAGATATTAAGAAATAGAAAAGAAATATTAAGTAAGTAGAAGTAGGGAATAGTTAAGGATGTAGTTCTTAGCCTTTAAAATATTAAATGTAAAAATTGTAAAGTGTATTTATATAATATATAATTAAATTAACAAATATCAAATAAAGTTAATTAAATATAATTGAAGGATAAGAGAAATTGTCGAAGGTGTTGCAACATATATGTATAGGCTATAAAATGAAAGAAAGCACTTTGACGACCAATCAGTAGTGCTTTCTAATGAAATTGTATTTTTATAATTAAATCCATTATATCTAAGTTAATTATAAAATGCAAATATTACGGGAGAGATTTAATGGAGAAAGTTGATAAACTTATAGAAAGAATTGAAGCAGCTACAGACCCTTTTGAAGCTAAAATTGGTAGTAAATATGTATATGTAAAAACATTTGGGAGTAGATGGGCAAATAAAGTATTAATAAATGAATATATTTCTTTAAGGCTTGCACAAAGTTTAGGATTAACTATACCCAATGGTGGAATATGCTTAATAGATAATACAATAGATATAGAAGATGTTATTGATTGCATTGATTATGATGAAAGCATTGAGGGAATAGCATTTTATAGTGAAAAAGTACATAATGCTAATGCTTTGATTAATTCTATGCCAATTATTAATAATATAATTAATAAGGAGGAAATTAATGATATTATTTTATTTGATCATTTAATTTATAATGCAGATAGGCATGAAGGAAATTTGCTGATTGATTATAGTAACAATCTTAATAGTTTTAAAATGTATATAATAGATCATTCTCATGTTTTTAATTGGAATAGTAAAAACCTTCAAGAATCAATTGATAATGAGGATTATAAAGATAAAATTATCTTAGAACTAAATTATAAAGAAGTATATAAGTATTTTCATCATTTTAATATATTAAATGAAACGGCATTAAGAAAAGCTGCTGATAGATTTAAAAATATAATTAATGGAAATTTGTTAGATGATATAATTAATGAAATTCCAAAAGTATGGAGATATAAGGATGAGGATATATTAAAACTAAAGGAATATATTTTATATAGATTAAGAAATATAGATTATATGGTTGATATGATAATAAATTATACAAAATATTCAGGAGGTATTTAACAGTGAAAGTGTTATTTTCCGTATTAAAATATAAATTAGTAACTAATGAAAGTATCAATATTGGAATATTATTTCACAACTTAGATACTGATGAAAGAAGATTAGAAACAATATCTAAATGGAGCAGATTGAAAAACTTTGATGATGAAATTAATATGATATTATTTAAGATATTATTAAATGGAATTAAGGATGAAGTAAAAGATTCATTATTTAAGGAAACACTACATTTTAACATTTCGGAATATACAAAAAAGTTTCGTAATGAAATGAGATTTTCTAAAATTTATGAAGAGCATACAGATAACTTTGATTCTTTTGTTGAATTTAATAAAAAAATTTTTCTAAGATATGATTACGATCAAAAAGATAGACCTAAGAAAGATCAACAAATTAAATATATGAAAACTCTTATGAAATCAAATGAAATACCATATTCCGTAAAAAAAATAATGGGTGAACATCAAGAATCTATTCAATATGATTATATTATTGATAATTTTGCATTTAAATTTTTTGAATTTGAAAATAAAAAATTAGATAGATTAGTGAGTTCTGCAAAAGCATGGGCGTATACAGCTAAAGAGTTATCAGATATATATAATACTATTTTTGTTTATGATGTGGATGTAGATGATAGAAAGTTTAATATAATTATAGATATACTAAAAAAATCAGCGTATGATATTATTAAATATGATAATACAATTGATTATATGTCAAATAAAAATGATTTAACGGATATTAATTTTTAATGACTTTATATAAATGCAGGTAAGTTTTTAATTGTTACCTGCATTTTTTATCTTTTAAAAATAATTCTTGATAACAGAACATGTGTTCTGTATAATTATACTTGAGGTGATAATTATGTTAAAACCACCAATATCGTGGATGGGCGGCAAGTCACAGTTAAGAAAACATATAATTGAAATAATGCCAGAACATAAATGTTATGTTGAACTGTTCTTTGGAGCAGGCTGGGTTTACTTTGGTAAAGATAAGTCAAAGGTAGAAGTTATAAATGATATAGATAAAGAATTAATTAATTTATTTAAAATGATAAAATATCATGGTCCAGAAATAGAAAGATTATTAGAGTATGAATTTACGGGTAGAGATATATTCGAAGAATATAAAAATTATACATTAGAACACTTAACAGAAATACATAGAGCTATTAGGTTTTTATATTTAATAAATAATAGCTTTGCATCCAAGGGCAATAATTTTGGATATGCAACTAGTAAAGTTCCAAATCAAAAAATATTTTTAACAGATTACTTATATAAAATAAAAGAAAGATTAAGTAATACATATGTTGAAAATTTATCTTTTGAAAAAATAATAGAAAAATATGATAGAGAGGAAACATTATTTTTTGCAGATCCTCCATACTTTCAAACATCAGGATATGGTAATGAATTTGGGGAAAAAGAACATATCTTATTAAGAGATAAATTAAAACAATTAAAAGGAAAGTTTATATTAACAATAAATGATCATGATTTTATTAGAGAATTGTATAAGGATTTTAATATTGAAGAAGTAAAAGTAAATTATTCAGTTTCTAGATCTCTATCAGCACGTGGAGAATATGCCGAGTTAATTATAAAGAACTATTAA